AGCGAGGGTCTCGGCACGCTCGACGATATCGCCGACGAGGAAGCCGCGCTGTTCTCGACTGCCAGGCGCTATGCAGTCGCGTCTGCCGACGAACCGATGGTCCTGGCGCGGATTCCGAAACATCTGAGGCGAATCACCTTCGGCAAGTCGCGCGACGCCCACGTGCGGCTCGTCAGTCGAAGCATGGGGGCCAGCTCGCGCATCCGCGTCGAAATTGCTCGCGCCATGCTCGCGGCGGGAGTCGAACCTTTCATCGAAACTGAAATCGCGCTGCTGGGCGAAGCCGCCGCTCTCAATTGCACCGCCGCGATCGCCGGTGTCGCCGCGATGCGCCCGCGGCCGCTCGAATCGCGCGAGCTTGCGGCGCTTGCCGATGCGCTCGCGGTCGTCAAGCCGGTCGCCGGTCGGCTCGCCAACAGCTCGATTCACGGCATCTTTGTGATCGACGACACTTACAACTCGAACCCTCGCTCGATTCGGGCCGCGCTTGCGGCCGCGCGCGAGGTAGCCGACGGTCTCGGCGCCCGTCTCGTCGTCGCGCTGGGCGATATGCTCGAGTTGGGCGAGATGTCGGCCGCCGCGCATCAGGAGGCGATTCGCGACGTGATGCTTTCGCATCCGGCCGCATTCGTAGCCGTCGGCCCTGCGATGAACTCCGCCTGCGCAGTCGTATCCCGCGATGCGGATACCACCGAAGTACTTGCCGCGCCCGACAGTATTGCGGCGGCAGGAATAATTGCCGGACTGCTCCGGCCCAGCGACGTGTTGCTGGTCAAGGGTTCGCGCGGGATAGCAATGGAACGTGTTATCGAGAAGCTCGGTTGACGCCGGCAGTGGGTGGGCAGCGGTTGCTGAATACCATGTTGCCGTGATGCTGCAAGTTTTTGCCGTCGTCGGGGCGTTCGCCGCAAGAGTCAAGGTGTGGACGGTAGTGGCCGTCTCATGGCGTCGAAGTCGCTGTTGGTGTCGCACTTGCCGTAGCTGTTGCGGTCGGGGATGGGCAAGTAAAGAGCGTGCCGGTGGCATTTATGCAAGCAACACCGGGTGACAAAGCAGCGATAGTCACATTGCCGTTTGCCACGGTCACGTCGCCGGTCGAGTTGCGCGACGGCGCGGTATAGCTCGAGAAGCCCAGGTTGCCGTTGTCGTTGCCCGTCCACACGCCGCTGGCGTATGACGCGTTAACAGGATAAGCAGCAGTCGTATCGTTTTTGACGAGCGCCCAACACTGAGTACCATCGAAGCTCTGGCCCGATCCCCACGTGCAAGACACATAGTTGGTTCCATTGAGCGTGTTCGGCGCGTTCGAGACGGTCGTGTCGCTGGAGACGAGCGTGGCCGCAGTAGAACCCCCGCCACCACATCCGACGCCGGAATAGTCAAAGGCCTGAACCGCGTACTTGATACTCGCGGTGCCGGGCGTGCCGACGACCGTGCAGGTCGGCGGATTCGGATTGGGAAGCGGCTGCGTGATGACCGCACCCTTAGCGTTGATGCCGCCGTAGTTATGAACGCCGCCGAGTCCTATCGGTGCATGGCCGGTTTGCCAAACGTACCCACCTGCGGGACCGTACTCAAAGTCAGCGGTGTGACTGCTAAAATTGGCAAAGAAAGCGAGAGCCGGCGCCCCGCCAGCAGCATTGATCCCCAACCCTATCGCGTCTTGCGCCGCTACGTAGTAGGGCACCCAACCGTCAGACGGTATGTCGATATAGTTGCTCCGGTTCCCCGAATTATCGGTGACCGGGCCTTGGGTACCGTAGATCATATTGAACTGCGCGGCCGGCTCGATGACGAAGCTGTTGCCATAGCCAGTGCGAACGACGTTGTAAGCGCCAGAGATTTCTACCGGCGTTGTCGTACCCTCGATGTCCACGTTGTCGAGCGTGTCGACCTGACCCGCCATCAGCACACCGACGCCGCCGTACCCGTTAACGGTGCCTCCGGTGATGCTGTCCTGATTGGCGCTGGCGGTGAAGTTGACGGCGTAGCTTATGCCCGAGATGTGGCTGTTGTAGATGTGGTCGTAGTAAGCGGCCTCCACATAGACGTTGCCGTCGCCGAAATTCATTCCTATATCGAAGCCGGCAACAGTCACCGCCCACGCCTGAGACTGGAATAGCTGGCTCCAATTGATCCCGACGCTGCCGGTCGTGCTGTTGCCGCTCACGGTGAAATTCTCAAAGGTGACTCCGTAATTGCCCGCCGAGTTGCCGTAGGCGATGCACGGCCCGGCCCCGGTGCAGGTGATATTTGTCGCCTCCCAGCTCACGCCTGAGAGAGTCGCGCCCTGGTATGCCTGAATCTGATGCGTTCCGAGCGGATAGGTGCACGGCCCGAGCAACAGCTTGACCGGCTTCGAGCTGGTGCCGAGCGGGAGGTTTTCATCTGCGGTCGTGAGCGTGCCGCTGGTGCAGAGACCTTGCGCGTCCACGGTGCCGCCGTAACTCGGCAGCGCCGCGCTCGCAGCTTCCACCTGCTCAGCCCAGGTCGCACCTGAATAATTAGCCGCGTAAAGAACGGCGTTGCTGACTCCGCCGCCGGAAACGCCGGCAGCGCCGCCGGCCGGCATCCAGCTGGCTCCGTTCCAGGTGATCTGGCATTTCGTCGCGGATCCGCCACCGGTGATAGCGGTTCCAACTAAGCATGACTGCGCGTCGGTAATCGTGCAGGTCGTCCCCGTTACTGGCGACCCGGGCAATGCCGAGAAGGCCACGGGCGCGCCGCAACCGGTCCCGCCGCGCGAACCCGGGAGAATCCCATTCCATCCCAACGATAGCACTGTGCCGCCACTGCTCAGCGCTCCGGTCACGTTGGTATCGTTGCTGACCGAGTTCAAGCCGCCAGCATTGGCGAGGTTGCAGTTCCAGTCGCCGCCCATTCCGAACGCCACAGAGCCATTTCCGCCAGACGAGCAGCTCGCATTCCCGTGACAGTTGCTGCAATAGAGCAAGCCTCCGTTGATCGCTGGCACTGCTGCAAGTTGTGCCGCAGTGACCGGAACAAGCGTCGGCGCGATCGGCTGGGCACCCGAAAATCGATCGTTGATCGCTTCGCGAAACTGCAATCCCGCTCCAACGCCGGTGAAGTTGGGGATCGGCTGATAAGCTCCGGGCGGCGGCAGATTCTGCGCCCGCGCCCCCGCGCTCGCGATGAGCAGGATCATCGCGGCGAACGTCACACCTCGAAGCGTTCGTGAAATCTTCCTTTTTAAATCCATCACCATTCCACCAATCGGCTGCCTTCGTCGATAACCTCAGAATCCGATCGCGATCCAGATAAAGCCCTGCGACTTGTCCGTTGCGTTCGTGGTAATCCAGTCATTCCACACCCAGAATTGCGTTTGGGTCGGCAGATTAGTGGCACTCATCATGGCTACATTGTCGCCCGCAGACCCGTGCCCCGGAGCTTCCGGGGTCAACGTCACCGGCAGAAAGACCTCGCACGCATTTGGAAAAGGAATCGGAAAGGAATAAGGCCCGTAAAGGCCTTCCCCCTGCGGGGTGCCGTAGTTCACGGAGCCCCATTGAATGATGTACTGAATCAGGCCCTTGTTGATGTCGTTGACGCCGACCTTCAGATAGCCGTTCTGACCCATCAGGCCGGTGAACAGCGCCTGGAAGGCCTGCAACGCGCCGATATTCGAGATATTTACGTCCTGGCGCTGTTTGAGAAACGCGGTGCGATTAGCCAGTTGCTGATGCGGCTGATTGGAGATTCCTGTCCCGCTGAAACTCGCGCCGCTGGCAGCGCCTTCGACCGGATCGGTCGCCTGAATTTGATATACCTCATTCGAGGTGAATTCGGGGGCGTCGATTAGTGTAGCCATTGACTACCTCAGAAGGTAAGCGTCCAGGTGCCGCTGATACTCATTCCGGCGCCAAAGACTATTGGTGCTATCGTCTTGCGCGCGAGCATCGGAGTCGGCGCGGTCGTTCCGGGCAGTCCCGTGCTGGCATGATTGGCGAATATCGCCAACTCCTGAATGGTTATCCCATCCGCGCCGGTGTCCGCCGTCGTCAGCGACCAGTTGAAGGTCACGCTGCCGTTGCCGTCCTCGCTGTGACTGTCGAGCGCTTTATAATATGCGGGGGTGGTCAGCGCGTGGTCGGTCACCGCCGGTGCGTTCGATCCGGAGCCGAATCCCACCGCAGCCGCGAATTCGCCGGATGTATCGCCTCCGAGCAGCGCCGCAAGCGCAGGCAGCCCGGCGTTCACGAAAAGATTGCGACCCTCGTATTTCCAGACGGTACGCCCTTGCTGGACAAGACGGATTCGCACGATTCCAAACGGCCTTCTCATTTTAACCTCCGTACAAAACGGCTGCGCCGTCGACGATCAGCGCCGAATCTGCAACCGCGGGCTCGTTGACGTCGTAAGTAATTCCGCTGTGCAGATAGTGAGCGTCGTAAGTGAGGACAATCGGACCGTACGCATCAGTCAGCGGCGCGGTTCCGATCGCAAAAGCCAGCACGTCGTCATTGGGCGCGGGCGCCGCGTCGATCTGATATTGGACAATTCCGCCGAGCGTCAAATTGTCTGACGGCGACGGCCCCGCGTCGGACATCGCCGGCGCCACAAACCATATCGAGTCCATCCATGCGCGCGCCGGTTTGAAGAAATTAACCGCTGCCGCCGCGGTGGATGCAGCGCCACTTGAGACCGCCTGCCCGGCCACGAGATTGATCATGACACGGAACGCCGCCCATCCCTGGCTCGACGGATACGCATCGCCGCCCCAGCTCGACTGTCCTTCGAGCAGAGTGACCTCCGTCCAACCCAGCGACGCGAGCGCCTGCTTGATCGCCCACGGCGTGCCGCGAAATCGATGCAAGGGGATGGCGCTCATGAGCAGTTCGCGCTCTGCCGCCGCCGTCAGCGTCTGCGCCGAAACCAGGCCGCCGGATTCGATCAGATTGTCCACGTCGGTCAGCAAATCGATGTTCGTAAGCGCGTCGATCCCGACTGAAACCGGCGCGATCAATTGCCACAACGGCGACAAGATGTCGAATTGCCACGCCAGAAACGGCAACGCGCTTTCCACCACCGAGTCGATTCGGTAGACCAGCAGCGTCGTCAGATCGAGCGCCGCGAGCCGCGCGATCAGCACCAGCAAGGCCTGCGTGCGCGTATCGTCGATCGACGGCGCGGCCGAAAGCTCGGGCATCAGCTATGCTCCGTGCTGAACGCGGTCGTGAGCGAGATCATCGTGCAGTTCGCCCACTGCCCGGCGCTAAGCGTGGTCAGCACCGGCGTCGTGAGCGTCACGCCATAGACACCCGCGACGGACAGCGCCGCGATTATCTGGCTCGGCACGATGTCGCGCTGAATCTGGGCGGCGAGCTCGAGCGCGAGCTCCTGCACGGCGGCGGTCGCCGCGGCGATCGTCGTGGTCGGATCCGCATCCGAGTAAAGCGTCACGGTCGCAGTGATCTGGTAGTCCACCTCGGTCACCGCGAGCGCGTTGACGGTGTCGGTGAGCGGACGCACAGTGTCGGCGTTCAGCACCGCGGCCACTTTCGCAAGCAGCGCGGAGTTCGCGACACCCGCGCTGTTTGGCGCCGCGGCCGGCTGCACTGTAATCGGCCCGGTCAGCACGTACGCGTTGACCGATCCGGGCGCCGGACTGACAATTTGCGCGTCGATGATCGACGGGTCGGCGCCCATCGCAAAAAACCGGTACGCTCCGATCGGACCCGCGACGCTGAACTGATTTGGCGCAGCCTGAATCCGCGCGCGCAGATGATTGTCCGTTTCCGGGGCGGATCCACCCGTGGTGGTGCTCGTATTGGTCACGCTCGCGATCAAGGCATTCGGATTGAGCTGGACGTTGACCTGCCCCGCCAGGTATCCATTCGCAGCCGCTCCTGGAGTCGTCGCCGTGGCAGCGACACTGCCGGCGGTGGCGCCGGCCGCGATACTGATGGTCGTGTTGGTCGCGAAAGCAAACTGCCCGTCGTTGGTGCGGGCCAGCGTTCCCGCGGCGATCGTCAACGGTACCGTCAGCGCGTTGGCCAGCGTGAATTGGAGCGTCGTCACCGCGGGCTGCGACGCCAGTCGAGTGACGCTTAGCAGTTGACCGAGATAATCGAGCATCGGGAACGACGCGAAGGCGAGCAGATTCTGCTGGGCGGCATACTGGATCGCGTTGCGCACCAGCGACTCGCGATACGCATACAGATTGATCAACAGGCGCTCGACCTGCGCCGGGTAGAGCGTTCGGTTCGCGGCTGCCTCGAACTCCGCAATCATGTCGGCAAGGATCAGGTTTGGATCGAGCCCGTCCGCATCGTCGACGAACACCGGCGGCGGCAGCGAGGGAATTCCCGCACTCATCAACTCATCCTTTCATCGCCGTCGGCGCGGCCCGCACTAGACCGTCGCTCCCGGGATTGTCACGGTCGTGGTCTGAACCGGAGCCGCAGCGGCGCCCAGCTTGAGCTGCCAGGTGAGCGTCACGTCGAGATGCGCGCCCGACTGCGCGCTTCCGTCAAGCACCGGTTGCGCGGTCACCGAAACAAGATTTACGCGCGGCTCCCAGGTCGTGATCGCCGATGTCAGTTCGCTCACGATTGCGGGCAATGCCAGGTTGATCGGAAAATCGATGTACCGCCAGATATCCGCGCCAAAAGTCGGCCGCAGCGGATCGCTTCCTTGCGGTGTCGTTACGATTATGCCCAGGCATTGCTCGACGTCGGCGATTCCCTGCACCACTTGGCCGATAGCTCCCAGAGCCAACGACCAGTCAGCCGACGTGATATCCGCCAGTGTGACTGCATCCGCCGGCATCGTCATCCCGCCAACACGTCGGTGCTTGCGGTCACGATCGTTCCCGTCATCTCGCCGACTTGAACCGTATCGCCCAGGCGCGCCACACCAGCCAACAGGCCGGTTCCGAGCTGCACCTGTCCGGCCGCCCTGATGATGACGTTGCCGCTCGAGTCGATCTGCATCTGCGCGCCGTTGGCGGTAACATTGAACGCCGCACCCTGGGGAAGACTCACGGTCAGAATGTGTTCGATGCCGTCGTATTTGATCTCGCCCTGGTCCTGAAACTTCAGATCGAGCAGATGCACCTGGGCGTTGTAAATGATTTGCGTGGTGTCCTGGAAAAGAAGATCGAGGATGTGCGCGACGCGATCGTAGTCGATGCTCGTGCCGTCCTGGAACGCGAGATGAAACTTGTTGGCGCTATTCACCGGCGCCAAGTCTGCGTCAGAATAAATCGCGCCCAGCACCGCGCCAGCCTCGTCGCGCAGATCCATCAGGCATACGACCTGTTCGCCGATGTCGGGAATCCAGTACGCCTTGTCGTTCTGCGTCTTGGGAAAAACAACCGGCAGCCACCAGCTGATCATCTCGTCGTAGTCCGGAAACACCACGCGCACCTTTGCGCGCGCCGTGTCCTGCTGTTGCACGATCCCGACCCGGAAAGTGGGATTCAGCGAGGCAAATCGCTCACGGTATTCGATTATGTCGTTCATGCGCTGACCCGCCGCGCTGCAATTGACGTTGAGTATCCTGTCGCTCGCGCCAAATGATGCTGCGCCGTCTCGATTAGGTATGTTCCATCCAGCGCGCCCCATCCGCTCAGCTTTATATTGTTTCCGGCCACCAGCACCGTGGTCCCCGGTCCCTCCAGCGATGCGTCCACGAACGCCATGTTATGCAGATGAAGGGCGGCTTCGGCCTTCACCAGCGCTTGCTGCGCGTTTTCGCAGCGCGCGACAATCTTGAGCGTGTCTCCCGTCGGAGCAGACGGGTCCGCGGACGCCGACTGAGTAATCAGTTGTTTCGTGTCGGGATCGAAGTATGAAAATTCCGCACCGTCGTAGATTCGGCGCGTCCGGTTCCGAAATGAGAATCGAACCGTATCTGATCGTGTAACCGTTAGCACTGCAGCTAGGGACTCGAGCGCCGGTCGCGCGTAAAAGACCAACTGTCCTCCACGTACTGTGAAATCGAAGTTGTGTTCTCTCGCCAGCCGTTTCAGAAATTCCAAATCCGTCTGGCGCCGTTGAGTGACGCGCGCAAACATGACATCGCTCTCGGACTCGGATGACGCCGTAACCATTGCCAGCCCGTACTTCCCTGCGATTAGCGCCGCTATTTCCACGATGCCCATGTTCTCGTAGGCCACAGTATTCGCGGTGCGCATCGCCGGTGTGATGTACGCGGCAAGGCAGCGAAGTCTCATCACGTCGGGCGGACCATTCAATTCCAGTTCGTCGATCTGAAATTCGCCGCAATCGAGCAGGGTCTCGCCGGTATAGCCAATTTGCAGACTGACTATGTCGCCGAGCGCCGGATACCAGGGCCCTTGCCATAGCTTCGCGGAATCCTCGAGCTCCAGTTCAAGCTCGCCTGAAGCACCGTCGAGCCGATCGACATATCTGATCGCAAGAACCATTTGCGATACATCGGCGGTAATATTCACGCCCAGGTAACTCAGTATCCATT